CAAAAGATGTGGGTAGCGGCAAAGGATAATAGAACAAGGGGAAACCCTGCAAACGGGCAAAAGGATAAAGCGGATCACTGGCATTTGGATGGGCAAACGGTTGATTTTAATGCTAAGTTTGTGGATAGCAGATCGGGTAGTGAGTTAGACCATCCGCATGATCCACAAGCTAAGGCGGTTGATGTTATCCGTTGCAGATGTACTTTTGTGGTCATTAACAAAAGGGATAAGAACGGCAATTTGATACGGAAAAATAATATAGTTGACGCATTTAGATTATAAATAAAATTTACTAATTCAACTTTGTTAATATGCCAAGTCCGAGAGCGAATGAGAATAGAGATGGGTTTTTAGATCGTTGTATGGGTGATTCTGAGATGGTGGGCGAATTTGGTGATAACGATCAAAGATATGCGGTTTGCGTATCGTACTGGCAAAATAAAAAGGCAATGAATACAATACAGCATAAGGTTTACGATTTAAAGGCTTTGGATGTGGATACATCCAATAGAAGCGTAAAGGTGGCCATTGCTGAAATGGAGTCTATTGATAGAGATGGGGATGTATTTGATAAATCTGCATTTGATAAAACCATTGCAGAGCGTGGGCCTAATGGATCTAATGAGATATGGCATTTGATAAACCATGAGCGTAAATTGGAAAGCAGCTTAGGCAAGTTCCAAAAGTTATACAAAGAAGGTAAATATATCGTAGGTGAAAACAATTACCGGGATATGTTTTTATGGAAAGAGGTGGCGTGGCCTTTGTATGAAAGCGGTGATATTACCCAGCACTCTGTAGGGTTTACCGTACTTAATCAGCAAAAGAACGTAAACCACAATGTAATTACCCAAGTAGCATTATGGGAAGGATCGGCGGTGTTGTGGGGTGCTAATCCTAACACGCCTACATTTGATGTGGTTAAATCCTTTTTAGAGCAAAAGAAAGATACAGCTATTGACTACATGGCATGGGTTATTAAGAAGCTGAAAGAAGGTAAATACACAGGCGAAAACGAATCTTTATTAGTAAACGAATTGCAAGAAGTATCAGCATTATTTTTGCCGCAGGAGACTGCACAAAAAAACATGAAGCCGCAGGAAACTGCACTGGATGTAAACAATCTGAGAAAAGCAATAGATATACAATTATTAAAATTTATAAAGTAAAATAAAAATGGCAAATGAAATCCTCGATGCTCTTAATCCCTTAGTGGACGGCATCAAATCTGAAATTAAGGCTATCGATACAAAATTAGCCTCTGACATTGCGCAATTAAATGAAGATGCGCAAAAGAAAAATCAAACTATTGGCGAACTTAGCGATAAGGTAAAAGAATTTGCAGCCGCTGCTAACCGTCTTAAATCTGGCGTTGAAAATGACGCAAAGAAAGATTGGTCAAACAGCGACAGATTCAAATCTGCTATCGTTGACATCGTAGCTGAGAACTTTGATAAGATCAAATCTGAAACAGCGTTTACAGCTACTAAGGATGTAAAAGATATGAGCCTTACCAGCAATTTAACTGGTACTTCTCAAATCAGCTACGTTCCTAACGCTATCATGCGTTCTTTCTTCAATCCGCATCTGTATGATGTTTTCCGCATCATCCCTACTGCTACTGGTAACGTAACTTTCCCTCGTGCTTCTGACACAGTAAGCGAAGGTTCATTCGGTGCTCAAACTGAAGGTAACAGCAAAGCGCAAATTGACTATAACATCACAATGGTGAACGTTGCAGTTCCTTTCATTGCTGGTTTCTCTAAAGTAAGCCGTCAAATGCTGCAAGATCTTCCATTCTTACAAGCGTATTTATCTCAATCACTTGTTGAAGATTGGAACAGAGCGGTTAACACTCGCTTCCTGAATACAATCGCATCTGGATCTACTGCGCTTTCATCTGCTGCTACTGTAAATGCTGAGAAAATGATCGATGGCGTAGCACAACATGGCGCACTTGGTTTAGGACAGCCTAACTTGATCCTTACTACTCACGCTTCATGGGCTACTTTGATGAAGACTAAGCCTTCTGATTACAGCATCCCCGGCGGTGTTACAATCGGCGCAAACGGTGAAACAAGAATCGTAGGTGTACCTGTGGTTCCTCATTCTCAAGTTACTGGATCACGTTTCTATGTGTTAAATACTGATGCTTTCGGTATCGCTCAAGCTTCTGCTCTTAGCGTACGCAGCACAGAGTTTGATGACAAAGACTTCCAAAAGAACTTGATTACCTACCGTGCTGAGGCTCGTATTGAACTGTTGAGCTTCCAGCCTAAGGCAGCCGTTTACGGAACTACTGGAACTGCTTAATTTGGTTTGGTTTGTTTTGGTGTGAATAATCCGGCCCCCCTTTCTTGGGGGGCTTTTTTATTTGTATATTTACGATATGAAAGCTATTTGCCTAAGTTTAGCCAGCCGAGATGATCGATGGACATTGGCTCAAAAGGAGTTTAAAGAACAGAGATTAAATGTCGATCGGTTTTTAGCTATTGAGAATCCGGATAGGTTTTTATCTTTTAACTTATCCCAGCAGGCTATATTACAAAGCATTAACGAAGAAACTATTGTATTTGAAGATGACGTAAAGTTTGCAAGTAATGATATGCAAAAGGTTTTAGATACTGCACCCTCAGACTGGCAGATGCTTTATTTATCGGGCCATGTTTTACAGCCGTTGAAACATGTTAAAGATCATTGGTGGCGGTGTAAGCATACGCATACTACTCATACGGTTATTTATAAACCTGAAACGGCAAAATATATATTGGAGCGGTTTGATCCGTATAAGTCGGGCATATATGATGATTTTTTGCTTAATAAAATACAGCCTAACATTAAGGCATATATTTGCAAGCCGTTTATTACTACTCAAAGGCCATGCTATTCAGATTTATGGCAAACGGATACTGACTACGGAATATTACATACACAAAGCAAATTGATATGAGAAAGCTGCATATTATATTTAGTAATAACAATATGACGCAAAGCGCTATACTTAGCAGGGATAGTGCAATAAAAAACGGCGTTCATCATTCTATTATGTTTAATGAAAAATGCTATGATGCTTTGTTTTATAGTTTAAATAAAGAAATATTAAACAAAGAACGTGGCGCTGGTTATTGGCTGTGGAAGGCTTATATCATTTACAATAATTTAAATAGATTAAGCGCTAATGATATTTTGATTTATACGGATGCTGGTGTAGAGATTGTAAACAACGTTGATCATATTATTGATAGGATGGATAGTGATGTCTTTTTATTTGGCAATAACTACAGGCATTTGGACTGGTGTAAAGTGGATGTGATGGATACTATTTACCCGTATTGGCGTAATAGTTTTGATAAAGAAAGTAGACAGGTACAAGCCTCTGCTATATTTATACGGAATACATATTTTGCAAGGTTGTTTATAGGTCAATGGTTGAAGTATTGCCAGATTGATCATTTTATAGATGATTCGCAAAGCGCTGCGGTCAATTACCCTACTTTTCAGGAGCATAGGCATGATCAGGCTATATTAACAACACTTGCATATAGACACGGTATTAAATTGCATTGGTGGCCCGCTCATTATAACGGAGGGCAATTTATATACGATAAGCATCCGCAGTTTAGCGAAGATAACTACCCTGTAATATTTCACCACCATAGAAAACGGAATAACGAATGGTAACATCATTGAGCATAGGCACGGGCGGGCTGGGTAGGTTCGGCAATCAGATGTGGACTATTGCCGGATGTATAGGCATTGCAAGGGCAAACGGTATGGATTTTGCGTTCCCTAAGTGGATCAATTATGATAATGCGCTTTTTGGCGGCAATAGAGACGATTTTAGCCAATATTTTGTAAATCCGCTACCTTTACTACCTGCCGGCCGTAATTGGCAGGAATACGGCTATTTTTGGGGCTACAGAGATGTAAAGCTGCAAAGGGGTGACTGGTCAATAAACGCACATTTGCAAAGCCATAAGTTTTTCGAGCATTGCATTGAAGAGGTAAGGCATTATTTCACTATGCAAAATGAGCCGTACCAAAATGATTATTGCGCTATTCATGTAAGGGCTGGTGATTATGTAGATGATCCAAATGCTTATCATCCAAGATGCAGCGAAGAATATTACCAAAAGGCTATTGCTATGATGCCGGCGGGCACAAAGTTTATAGTTTTCTCAGATGATTATGAGTTTGCAAAAAACAGGGTAAAAGTCGATGGGTTGTATGTATCTGGTAATTATATTGAAGATTTTAAGATGATGAAAAAGTGCAAGCATTTTATCATAGCAAATAGCAGTTTTTCTGCAATGGCAGCACTATTAGCGGATCACCCTGAAAAGATAGTTATTGCGCCTGAGCGTTGGTTTGGGCCACATGTAGATATATCGGCAAAAGATATTTTTCACCCAAAATGGATAGTTATATGAACATTTTATGGAGCATTCATCTGTATTTCCCAAGGCATGGTAGCGGTGCTGAATCTATGGCCCGTAATATTAATCGCTATTTAAAATCACAAGGTCATGACGTAAAAGTGCTGCTTAATCAAGCAAATCAGTATAAGATAAATGAGATGTATGAATTTGAGGGCGTGGATGTTTTCCCTCCAGATGATTACATAATAGATAAGTTATTTACTTGGGCGGATGTTGTTATCAGTCATTTGGATTATAATAAGTGGACTTCGCACCAGTGCGAAAAGTATGGTAAAAAGTTTATTCATATCGTTCACAATGATACGCCGTACCCGTCTGTAATTGATTCACCCGTACCAGTGAAAGTTGTTTATAATTCGCAGTGGTGTGCAAAAGCGTTGAACTACAAATGGCCGTCTATTGTATTTCCTCCACCTTTGAACGAATGGGTAAAGACTCAAGATGATGGCAGGATATATGTGACGCTAATAAATCTGAATCAAAACAAAGGTTCAAGATATTTTTATTCTTTGGCTAAAAAGATGCCAAAAGTTAGATTTTTAGGAGTGAAAGGTAGTTATGATAACCAACATATTGAAAGTCTGCCAAATGTCAAAATAATACCTAACACACCCGATATTAGATCGGTTTATAAAATTACTAAAATATTGTTAGCGCCTTCGCATTATGAAAGCTGGGGTATGGTAGCATCGGAGGCTATGGCTAATGGTATCCCTGTTATTTACAACCCTACGCCGGGCCTTATTGAAAATGTAGGCAAGGCTGGTATTTGCATTGATAGGAAAGAAACTGAGAAATGGGCAAAGGAGATTACTAAGTTAATGAACGATCAAGAATATTATGACAGTTGGGCAAAAAAGGGGTTAAAAAGGGCCGAAGAGCAAAAGCCTAACTGGGAGGCATTGGAGCGGTTTATATGTGAATAAAAAAACCCAGCGAATAGAAATAAGCTGGGCAAAACCTTAAACAATTACTTGCCATGTACTATGCAGCAAAGATATTTATTTTAGTTGACAAATTAACATAATCTGCCGTCAACAAGGTTTTAATTTTGGTAAGATGAATAATATATACGAAATAAAGGTTACTGATGGATCGGAGCCTATAAGCCTCGAAACTGCAAAAGACTGGTTACGGGTCACCACCGAGGATGATGACACAATTATAACCGATCTGATAACGGTGGCAAGAAAGCGGATCGAGGCATATAGTCTCAAATCTATGGTAGTTAAAACAATAGTGTTAACGGGCCACATTGAGGACGCTTTTAATTTGCCGTATGCTCCTATTGCATCGGTGTCAACCGTTCGCTTTTTGCAGGGTCAGGTTGTTGATACGGGGGCAAATGACTGGGATACATTGGACGCTGACGAATACCAATTAATAGGATATGCTGAGAAGCGTTTTAGGCCGCAATTTAGCGGAGTTTATGAAATTACCTATACAAGTACTGCAAGTACCAATTTAGGGCTAAAAACGGACTTAAAACGGGTTTTGCTGTGGATGTATGAGAATAGGGGTGATGATACGGATGAAATGCCAGCGGAGTTAATGAGTAATGCTAAAACGGTAAAAGATTTGACATGGGTATAGGTGTGGCAAGAAAGGTTAAGATTGTGGTGGTGGGTCAAACGGATGGGATTGACGGCCCCGATGTTACGGCTGATGAGGTTGCTAACATTTGGGCGCAAATAAATACGATCACGCAAAATAGGGGTTTTGATGCGGGCAAGGCTAATTATAAGACAAGTTATGAGTTTTTAATCCGTTATGATTCGGCTGTAAGCATTACGATCCGCTGCATGATTGAGTATGGCAATAGATTTTATTCTATTCAAAGTATTGACAGAGTGGATCGGGTGAGGGCGGAAAATAAATATGCAAGCCAAATATTAAACAATCCAGAAGGTAAATATTGGCGTATTGTGGCTACGTCTCAAGATATTACATAAATGGCAGCCGTAAAATTTGATATAAAAGGACTTGATAGATTGCAAAAAAAGATAAGCGAATTACCTAAGGAATTGCAGGAAGAGGTTGTAGGTGA